CAGCTCCATGTGGAAACTGATAAGGGTATTATTTTAGTAGATGATACAATGGAAATTTATAAAGCATTAACTAATGGCTAGATACGCAAACACAGGGGAGTTCAATGTGCTATATCCTACACGTAGGAAAATGGCCACAATACTCAAGAGAATTATTAGAAATGAAGTAGCAGATGGTGAAGGTACACTTGTTGAAAGTGTGCGTATCAATGCCAAGGTCACAGGCTTCCAAAAGTTGGAGATACAAATCATAGCTATGTACTACTTTATATTCCTGAACAATGGGGTGCCACAAACAGCTAATGCCTATGGACCTAATGGTGGTTCTATAGCTCCTAGAGATTTCGTTGCACAATTTACTGATGCGTTAATGGAGGCAGGGCTTGTTGCTGAGATATATCAGCAGTACACTGAATGGATAACAAAGAACTACCCATTAGTACAAGCTGTTGAAGTCCTTGAAAAACAATATAAATTGGTGTACACATTTGAGGCACTTGACCCTCCTGCAGGATTTACTCCTGGGTTCCCATTAGATGTCTAACTCTTTCTTCATTGAAAGGATATTGAAAACATAGACGAGTGGTAGGGTACCTATCTTATCACTCTTTGTTATGTCCCCATTAGTCAAGCCGTAGATGGTTTGCTCCCATGACCACTTTACTTGAGACTGTTCTTTCTCAATTTCTTTTATCTCTTCAGGTTCAAGGTTAGCTTTCTCTTCATCAGTGAGTGGAGTATCTAGGTCACCGGTGAATAAGTTTTCATAGGTCTTAAGAAAGTTATCCCTGAACTTCAGGAACTCATGTATCAATCCATACACATCAGTGATTGGTAGGTCATGGAATTTCTCAGCTCTAATGTTGCAGTCAAAGTCATAGGGCTCCATGATTTCATCACCCCATTCATTGAGTTTAGTTTGCCGGTACAGGATAGCACATACCTTATCAAGATTAGTGATGTAGTTATTGCTAAAAAAATAGTCAAGGTCAATGTACTCGTATAGGGTTAGTTTACTGAGTGGCTTGAGAGTTAACCCTAACAGCTCATGCTTGTATCTTTTGGATGGCTCAGAGGTACACCATCTTGACTCGTTAACAAGTTCTGCTAACTCATCTAGGTCAAGGTCCTCAATAACCTCAATAGGTTCATCCGATAAAATAGAGAGAGCCTCACTATTGTAATGGTAAGCTCCCTGCTCTTTATCTATCTGACTAAATTCAATGAACTGCTCAAGAGTTACTTGGCTCCACTGCTTCGGTAGCTTGATCATTAGCTTGCTGTCCTATTTTCTGTGCGATAAACATCATGTATGGAATGGAGATAGCTGCATTCAATTTACGGATAAGCTTTGCTTTCTGCTTGATGTGTGCATCTGTGTAGTGCTCAGTGGGTGTAAGGTCCTCACGTTTGAACATGATAGCTAACATCTCAGAGATATATCCTTTCTCTTTTTTTAGTGCTACTTTCTCAATGAGTTTAGTATCACGTACGGTTAACTTCATTTGTGCCTTGTAGATGTAGCCATCAATCTCAAGCTCTTCAACTACTGGATACTCTTTACGTTCTGTTGAATTAAACTCTTTCACCATCCCTACAAAATCAGCAACATCATAATCCCAAAACTCAGACTCAGGTATCCCAAGGTAAGCGAACACCTGGAGGTGTTTATCAATGGGGTCAAGTTCCTTATTGTTATTAATATCAGTGATTGCTTCGAACTGCTCAATGGTTAGCTCTTCAAGTTGGTTGGGAATTTCCTTGTTTAAGATAGTTATCATGTTATAATTTTTGAACAAATATACGTTTTTTTTAATATAGGTAGATGGCAAAAAAAGATATCCCTACTTACAAAATAACTATTGACCCTGAGTACTCTGATGGACAGGACTTAGGTATTGAGCAGATAGCATTTACAGCTAACCCTGCAATCAAAGTCAAAGGGATGGCATTCAGTTCTCAAGCTAAACCTTTATTCTTTAATGATGAACTCAAGTATCGTATTACTGCACCTGCTTTGATACCTATGGAGATCTATCGTTTTGATGAGGATACAGATGAGGAGTACAATGTCAAGTTTACTAAAGAGGAGATAGAGAAAATTCATGGCAAGTTCATGCAGCAGATGGTCAACCGAGACCTATTTAACCTGGAGCATGACCAATCTAAGACTGTACCGGCATATGTCCTTGAGGCATGGATAGTAGATACTCCATTGGAGGACAAAGCTTACTCATCATTTGGTATTGAAGTACCTGAGGGTACGCTAATGGTTACTGCCCAGGTAACTGATAAGGAATACTATGCTGAGCTTGTAGCACAAGAGCAAATTGGATTCAGCATTGAAGGCTACCTTGGCATGAAACTAAAAGAGCAAAACAAATCCCAAATAAATACACAAATGAATGAGTTAATGTTGCCGGACGGCGAGCACATCATCAACGAAAAAATCTACATCGTAAAAGATGGTAAAGTAGTTGAAGTAAAAGATGTTGAAAAAGTAGAGGCTTCTGAGGAAGTAGCTCTAGAAGATACTGTTGTTGAAGAGACAGTAACAGCAGAAATTCCTGCAGAGGAGGAGACCATGGCAGTAGACCCTGTAGTTGATGCAGAGGCTATCCTTGCTATTGTTAAGCCTGTAATGGATGAGCAAATGAATGCTTTACTTGCTATGATAGCTGAAGTTAAAAACCAACTTGAGGAAGTACTATCTATGGAAGTAGAGGATGAGGTGATGAGTGAGGCTGTGGCCATGAGTGCACAGCAAAGATTTTCTAGTGTAAACAAATTCATAAACAACAAATAAAATGCGTAAACTTAAATTCGATCTACAAATAGATCCTACTGCTTTATTAGCAGCTAACCCTGAGGCATTCTATTCTCAAGCTTACTTGTCTGAGGATACTGCTGATAACTACCGTTCTTTGCCAGGAGTAAAGTACAAAACTAAATTAGCGACTGTTACTTTTGGTAACATCTTACAACCATCTACTTGTAGCTTCACTGCTCCTAATGATGATTTGAACGCTAAAGAAATTGACGTATGTGCTCTTTCTGCAATGGCTCAGATTTGTCAGTTTGACCTTGAGCAATCTTTCCTTTCTTTGCAAATGTCAAAAGGATCTAACGGAGATTTCTCTGTTGCATCTTTCATGTCATTCTACTGGGGTGAGATGGCTAACAAAATTAACGGAGATATCGAGTTAATCAGATGGCAAGGTGATACATCTTCATTAAACCCTACACTTGCTTTGTGTGATGGTTATGAGCGTAAATTAACTGCAGGTTTAACTGACCCTAACGATACAGTTATCAATGGTGGTACAGGAACAATCGCTAACTTCTCTACATTAGAGACTAAATTAGCTGCTGCATTTGCTTTACTTCCTGCATCTATTGCTACACGTACAGCTGATTTACGTTTGTACATGCCTACTCAATTGGTGAATATCTACCGATTAGGAGTAGCTTCAGGTAACACTCAAGCTTACATCACTCAAGATTTGAACTTAACTTTCTTAGGTGTTAAAATTGTAGTTTGTCCAGGTATGTCAAACAACACTTTTGTTTGGACTTTGAAAGATAACCTTATCTACGCATTCGATGCTGAGGGTGACTCTTCTGACCTAAGAGCTGTGAACTTAGCTGATACTGTAGCTGAGCCGTACATCCGTACACGTGCCAACATGAAAGTTGGTTTCGAATATGTGAATGGATCTGATATCGTTTACTACTCATAATAATTAACCATGAGCCCTCTACCAAGGGGGCTCTTTAATACTTTAACACAATGGCTACATGTCAATCTCTTGAGACTATCGTAAAACCATGCGATAACAACATTGGTGGTATCTATGGTGTTTGGATTAATACACAGGATGAGATAGCTTCTATCACTCCTGCTGACCCATCTACAGTAACTGGTACAGGTGCCTGGCAAATTACAGGTATCACATTAGTACCGAGTGGTGATTTATTCCAACCATTTGAGGTTCGCCGAAACACATCCAACTATACAGAGGATAGCACTATTGACCTAGTTAATGGTAGCTCTTTTGTAACTCAGACAGTTAACTTAGTATTCCACAGACGTGATGCTGATAAGTCTCGTGCTATTAAAATCCTAGGAACAGGACAGCAATACTTAACAGCTATCATCCTTGATGCTAATGGCTTATATTGGTACTTCCCATACTTGCAGTTATCTGCTACAGGTGAGGGTTCAGGTACAGCTAGAGCTGATGGTTCTAAATATACAGTTACTTTGGTAGCTGAGAACCCTTACTTAGCTTACAACATTGATATGACTGCTGGAGCACTTGCTACCATCGGAGTTCAATAAGCAATTCTACCTCTCTATATTAGAGCCCTGCCACATGGTGGGGCTTTTTTTATGAACATTTGACAAAGCTAAAATAATATAGGTGTGATATACTTAGATCAAGGTGTTATTAATCAGTTCGTGTTGACTCTTAGTGAGGTAACTACGGTTAGTACACCACACTATTTGTTTGTATTCACCAATGAAATGAATACCACTAGCACACCACAGCTCTTTACATCTGCTGATACAAGTGCATGGCCAGAAAGATACAATCTGTTTACTCTAGATGAGCCTACAGATATCTCACTCTTAAAAGGTCAGTACACGTATCAAGTATATGAGAGCTCAACCCCATTCGTTCTGCCTCTTTCAATAGCACAGACTACAGGTGTAGTCATTGAAGAGGGTAGGCTTGTGGTCAGTGGTCCTTCAGGCACATCAATATACGATTAACTTATGGCATGGTACGATAGATTTATTAACAATAGCAAGAAAGGCCCTGAAGTAGTAGAGGGATATCATTCATTTAGCACCCCATTTCTACCTGTTGGTAGAGGCAATTTGACTTTGCCTTATGTCAATGGGAGATATGTGCAGGAATCTTGGGTACGTTTCGGTGAAGGTAACTTATATCCTGAGATGTTGAATCAAATGTACTATAGCTCACCCCTTCATGGTGCTATAGTTGACTATAAGACCAATGCTGTAATCGGTGGTGGATTTAATCTTATGACCGATAAGCTCACCCCACAGGAGAAACTTGATATGTTTGCATTTGAAAAGAAAGCAAACCTAAAGCACACCGTGAAGGCTGTCACAAAGCAATTAATTCTACACAATCGGGTATATTTTAAGCTATATTTTGGTGAGAAAAGAAAGCTAATTAAGATTGAAAACGTCTCACCTGAAAAAGTAAGAGTATCACCATGCAGAAAGTATTACTATTTATCCGATGATTGGAGTACTAGAATAGATACTGAGGTGATTAAGCCTTACCATATTACTTGTAGTGATGAATGTCAGCTATATTCATATGAGGTCAAGTCAGTTGGGCAGGACTACTATCCCATACCAACATATAGTTCCTGTTTAAATTTTGCATTTCTCTCTGGTGAGTTATCATATTTTGCTAAAAGTAACATTCAAAATAGTGTGTTCCCTAGCTTTGCTATGATGTTCCCAAAAAGACCACAATCGGAGGAGGAGAAGCACATGATTAAAGAAACTATCGATAGGTTAAAAGGTGCAGCCAATGCCGGTAAGGCAGTAGCATTCTTTGCTAACTCTGCTGACCAATTGCCTAAGATTGAATCACTACCAACCAATGGCAATGATAAACTATTTAATGAAGCATCTGCGTTAAATACTGAGCAGATTTGCTTTGCTCATACTATCGACCCTATACTTATGGGTATCCGTACCACTGGTAGCTTAGGTAATGGCAGTGACATCAAGCAAGCATATGTGATATTTGAAAAGAATGTAGTGATGGAATTACGTCAACAAATAGTCACTATCTTTCAAGAGATATTAACCATTGC